AATCGCCAGGGTCGTTAAATCAGATGGGCTTGCTATTTGTTGCGGATGGACTTCTCAGGGTATAGGCAAGGGCAGAGGTTTTGAAATGCTGGAAATACTATTAGTCCCACATGGAGGAAGCAAGAACGACACCATTGTCACAGTAGAAAGAAAGATACAAGCTGGTTTCAATGAAGTAGAGTTATGAGCGATGATTGCCGGGATTGTAAGTCTTATAAAGGGTGTAACGGAAAGGAATTTTATACATATTCCGAGATACGCTTCTGCCCATATCAGGTTATATTTATTATCGAGAACGCTGAGATATTTGAGAGTGGTAGTTGGCCCCCAAACCCCGAAATATCAAACTACGCAGGAGGTGGGAAAAGACGTTATGCGAATGAAGCCAACTTTGTCAAACCTATAGGAATCCTAGCCGAGATTGAATACAGGAGAGTGCGCACCGGGACTTCAGGGAAATTACTCAAGGCTGAGATACTAGCTGGTTTAGAATTAAGCGATGAATCAAAGTCTGCCTTGATGTATATTAAGGGATGGAGACGAAAGAGGATGAGTTTCGGAAAGTGGCTAAGGGACAGGAAGTTTTTACAGAAAAAATACGACAAAAATGTCGTATAATTACTTGACAAAGGGATGTAAAAACCACTATTAAATCCGTTTTAGCCTTAAATAAAAATAAAACTTGACAAATCCTAATAAATAGTTTATGATATAATAAGCGTAAGCTATGAGAAGCCAGCTACCCGAAAGGGACAGAAGCTTGAGATAATAGCGAAACTATGTAGCTAGTAGTGATTGAATCTTTCTGGCTACTAGCTGGCAAAGAGCTCGGTAGAAATATCGGGCTTTCTTATTAAAGGAGTGAAACGATGTATAGACCTGAAGGATGGCTAAAGCTGGGAGAACATCCATGTAGCGGCGATGGGTGTCTAGAGTGTAGGGATTATACTAACAAGGAAGTCGGCGCTGATGCTATGTTAGAAGCTATATGGAAGATGGCGAAAGAATCCCCTACGGGAACATTCACCTTTGATACAAGCGTGGTAAGTGTGCCATCAGTCTTTTAGGCAAGGAAGATGAAACTAACACAGAAGCAAGAAACATTCTGTACTGAATATTTCAAAACTAGGGATGCGATGCAGTCGGCTGTGATGGCTGGCTATTCCCCTAAATCGGTAACTTGTACGGCTTATAGGCTGCTAGATAATGCTAGAATATCAAGTCGCCTTGATGAGCTAAACAAGAAAGCCGAAGACGACTCAATCGCTACAGTTCAAGAGAGGCAGCGGATACTAACCGAGATAGCCAGGGGTAACTTAATAGACTACCAAGAAGTAGGAGCTGACGGAGGGTATCTTAATATAGATAAGAAGTCACCCAATACTAGGGCTATATCGGAGATAACTTCCCGGACTGAATATGACAAAGACGGCTCCGGCGCTGCGTTAGTTACTAAGGTCAAGCTACACAGCACTACACAGGCCATTGACCTACTGAACAAGATGGACAAGATATATTCTGACGCCCCTCCTTCTGGGAACACTTACAATATAGGAGCGATGCAAGTAAATGTTGGAGACCCCAAAGAAAAACTCCTTGGCATCATCAATCGCCTTGCTGCCAGAGCAGGAGAGGTTGAAAGCGATACAGGACCTAACGGATGAAGAAGCGACTAAACTTCTTTATGATTGGACGTTCTGGGCTAGACCCAAACAACTCCCCCCTGATTGGAATTGGTATATATGGTTAATCCTTTCAGGACGTGGATTTGGTAAAACCCGCACAGCCAATGAACTTGTTATAAAGTGGGCGAATGAAGGATATAACCCAATAGCACTAATTGGGCAGACCAAGGCCGATGTCCGGGACACCATAATCGAGTTAGGCGATTCGGCCATCTTGAACATAAGCCCTCCATGGTTTTATCCCGAATATGAGCCATCCAAGAGACGCCTGACATGGCCCAATGGAGTTGTGGGGATTGTTTACTCCGGGGATGAGCCCGACCAATTAAGGGGTCCGCAACATGCCAAGGCCTCAGTGGATGAATTAAGCAAGTTTAAATATCCGCAAGAGACATGGGATAACTTGATGCTCGGTCTCAGGATAGGCGATAACCCACAAGCAATTGTCGCAACAACCCCCAGGCCAATTAAGATCGTTAAAAACTTACTCAAGGATGAAAGGGTAGCTATCACTAGAGGCCACACATTAGACAACAAGGACAATCTAGCCCCTACGTTCTTGAAATACATCCTAGACAGATATGAGGGCACTAGATTAGGGCGGCAGGAATTAGCAGGGGAAGTCCTTGACGATAATCCTAATGCATTATGGAAGCGCCCTCTTATTGATGATAACAGGACTACACAATGCCCTGACTTAATAAGGGTAGTTGTAGGGGTAGACCCTCCAGGCGGTGTTACCGAATGTGGCATTGTCGTAGCTGGTATTGCTAATATAAACGGACAGGAACATGGTTTTGTATTAGAAGACCGCAGCCTTCACGCTTCTCCTGATGGATGGGCCGAGGCGGTGCTTACCGGGTATAATCGGAATAAGGCTGATAGGATAGTAGGGGAAGCTAACTTCGGTGGCGATATGGTTGAGAATACCATAATGCAAGCCGCCAAATCAAGGGGGCAAAATGCCAGTTATAAACATGTTCATGCCAGCCGAGGTAAAGCGGTAAGGGCAGAGCCGGTAGTTGCCTTATACGAACAGGGTAGGATGCACCACGTTGGCGAGTTCCCCCAACTTGAAGATGAGATGTGCGAGTGGATACCTGGAGCAACTAGGGAATCACCCAATCGTGTTGATGCCTTGGTATGGGCAGTAACGGAACTCATGCTCACCGAGCCCGAACCAGAAGAGAAGATAATAATCTACGATACTATGGAAGCAGTAAAGGAGTTGGAACTGAGATGATACTGGTAGAGGAAGAATGAAAGAACAAGAAACTCGACTAATAGAATTATCACCAAGGGACGAACTTGAGATTCTGATAAGGGAAGCTACTCAAAGTGTAGAGGATGACCTTGCCTTAGAGGACGCCGGATGGATTAGTCTTTCTGGTACGACATACGATGTTATCACGCCAGCGGAACGTGTGACTAATCTCCAATTATCCCGTTTATACTCAACCAAAGACCCTATGGGGAAACAAGCGATTAGGTTATGGACTGACTACACATTCGGCTCTGGGATGGTGTGGGACACTGAAGATGAACCCGCTAAGAAAGCATTAGAGTCTTTCTGGAATAACAAAGCTAATCAAGCTGTGTTATCCGCTAGGGGACAACGCAAGTCATCTGATAAACTCTTAATAGACGGCGAGATATTCTTTGCTATATTCCTTGGTTCAAAAGGAGAAGCAAAGATAAGGTGGATTGACCCATTAGAGATAACAGAGATTATAACCGACCCGGACGATAAGGAGAATGTTAAATTCTACCGAAGGCAATGGACAGACACACAGAGTAAGCTACATAATACCATTTACAGGTCTACAACCAACATCAAGAATGAATCCGCACTGGATGCTGCAGGGGCAACTGTCACGGCAGAATCAGACAGTGCTTTAGTTTACCATCTGACATACAACACCATCACCCAAAGAGGGAATCCATTATTGTTACCTGCCCTTGTTTGGATGAAGTATCACACCAAATTCTTAAGTTCGAGAATAGCGATTATGTTAGCCTTGGCTAAGTTCGCGTGGAAGTCTAAAGTCAAAGGCGGTCAGGCAGATGTAAACGCAATCAAGGCTAAAACACACGGAGTTGATGTGCCGGCGGGCTCTCAGTTAGTTGAGAATCTAGGTGTAGATACCACGCCGATCAAGACAGAAACCGGCGCTTCGGCTGCTTATCAAGATGGCAGGATGATTAAGCTAATGATTTCCTCTGCTGTCGGTATTCCTGAACAGTATTTCGGGGACATATCTATAGGTAATCTGGCCACAGCAAAGACAGTCGAACTCCCGATGATGAAGATGTTTCAGTCTTATCAGAAGGTGTGGGAAGACACTTATCAGGATATAGATGAGGTGGTTCTGGCCCATAATAACATCAAAGAAGATAAATGGTATGTTGACAGAGACTTCCCCAATATAGCACCTGAAGATGTAGCTTTAGCAGCACAGGCTATTGTCGGGATACTTGGGGTCATGCCAGAACTAGGTGACTCGGAAGATGTCAAGCAGATAGCGTTAATGACATTAGGGGTGAATGACCCTGCCGAGGCGTTGGATGCACTGACCCAAGAAGCCAAGTCAAATCCCGAAGTTGCTTTAACTAGAGCATTAAAACAGTTTAGAGAGGTTCTAAGCAAGAATGGACATCGTTGAGGGGTCTATTAAGTATTACCCCGGCTTGCCATATACGAGATATAATATCCGACTATTTGGCTGGACGCTGTTCTTTCACAAGGATGCGTGGAGTTGCGACATTCAGTTCTATAATTCCCAAAGACAACTAGATATAGTATGGTGGCGGCGCTTCAATACTAAATATGGTATGGCTTGGTCTTGTATTATATTTGGAAAGATTGTAATAAGGAGTAAATAATGAAATGTGAAAAGTGCGAAGGCAAAGGGTTTATCGAGTATGAATCTGGCACGATAATGGTTGAGTGTGAGTGCCAAGAAACGAAGGAGATAGATGATAGCGGAACTGAACGAGGTAATACAAATCTTGGAAGCGCAGATACCAGCAAACCCCAACTCAAGCGCAAACCTAAAGCGAAGAAAAGAGCTACAAAGAAACCTAAGTAAATACTTCGATAAGCTAGAAGATGCGTTTCCTTATTCAAAGTTGTCGGCGATTTATAATAGGTATGTAAAGGAGTGATATGACTGAAGAGATGGGTGGCGGCATATTAACCAAGGAGATATTGGAAGCTGGATATAAGGAAATGTGTAAGCCACAAGAACCTAGCTATATCCTTGCCTCTGGTATCCCTAATGAAGAATTGTATTGGCTTATTAGTCATACGGGGATTAAGGTTTTGGTGCACCCTAGTCAGATGGAGTATATCAAACGGAGGTTAGGGGAAGATGCCCTTAAGTTCTGATACAGATAATATACTCGACCCCATACTAGCTACCTTTGATGATAAACTTGAAGCAGATATAGGCGGTCAATTAGCCGAGGTTTACCTATCAGGTCAAGCCGAGCTGATTTCTTATGGTAAGACCAAACTTGGAGTCCCGATAGCCTATGAGGGACCGCCTATTCAAAGTGCGATAGACTGGGCTAATAAGCATTCGGCTACATTAGTCAAGGGGTTAGATGAAGAAACTAAGAAGAGACTAGCCCATACTATCAGTCAGGGGATAGAAAACAAACGGGGCATCCCCGGATTATCAAGAGACATTAAAAACA